ATGCGGCTTAGACCACCACATCAGGCTGGATTGCATCGACCGCGGATCGGCGGCGCCGCGGTAAACATCGCGCATGATCACAAAGTCGTGCGGTCGCGCAGCTTCAAGCAGCTCGGTGCAGTCGCCGACCAGAACGGTATCGAGATCCATGTACAACGCGCTCGGCAGCCGGAATAGCTCAACCTTCGACCACCAACCTGGCCAATCGTGCGCCAGCGGCAATATTTGGCAGTCCAGGTCTAAGTCGGTCAGGCAAATGAAATCTTCGTCTGGCAGGTAGCGGTCGCACATCTCCTGCAAAGCATAAACGTGCTTCGGCAGGAAGTCACCGCCCGACTTTAGGACGCAAGCGATCATTTTTTGTCTGGCTTTGCTGTTTTTGCTGACTCTTTGAAAGCAGCAGCAGTAGGCGCCCCAGGCGTGCCGGGCTTACGCATTTTCTCGCCTGACCCCGCCTTGATGCGTTCCTGCTTGGCAAGGATGTTTGCGTACAGACCGGGTTTGTTCATCATGCGCTGAAGATCCCGACTGCAACGACTGTGGCGCCTGCGCCGGTGGTGATCTTCCACGGTCCGGTGACCGCCGCCATGTCTAGCTCAAGGCTGATCGGTCCCAGCACTGCGCTGGCTGCGGTGCTGATAACAATGGATGTTGAGCCGTCGATCAGCGTCACACCTGCGCTGGCAACGGTGATGACGTTGATAATTAGCCGGTGAACATAGTCGCCAGCTGCGCCTGTGCCGCCCAGCACCTGCGCGGTAACGCTGGCTGCAACTGTCTCGTACTGATACCGATAAGGATTGTTTACGCCGCTCATAGTCTGCCACTCCTATTTGTTTTCATCGTTGCCCACATGTCGTTCAAAGTTACGGTGTTCTCCGGCCCGACCATCAACGGCTTCATCACATCTGGCGGTTTGACCGTCGGCTCGGCGCGCCATGCTATCGCTAACATTCTCATGGCGTCTGCCGGGTGGCTGCACCAGTCATGCCGCGGCTTCTGCCGGAATGCCTTTTTGTCCTCGTCGAACTCGCGCTGATACTGGCGCAGCGCCTCGATGCCCTCGCTGCAATGTTCCACGTGGAACCAAGTATTCGGCAGCATCTGCCGCACTGCCTGGATGCCGTCCTGCACTGACAAATCGGGCACGATAACCAGGTTGTTGATGCCCAGGTAGTCAGCGAGCTGCTCAATGATTGACCTACTTGAGGCTAGCGTTTTGGCTTTGGCGTCGTGCGGCAGGTTGTGTTTGCCGTAGCGGTAGGGCTTGCCGGTGACCACAGCGGCCAGATCTGAAATTTCGGCGCCGGATACCGCAAAATAGTCAATTACGTGAATTTCGTTCCTGATGACCTGATACCACCAAACCGCGGTGTCGTCCCGCTTGCCGAGATCCCACGCCGTGTGTACCGGCACCTCTGGCTGGTAATCGACCTGGCAGATCCGTCCCTGCTCTGTAGCCTCGCGCATCTCAGTGCCGTAGAAGGCGCCGAGGATAGCTGCTTCAAAGCTGCACTCGTATTCCTGGTCGTATTGGTCTTTGCTCAGTTGAGCTTTTGCAGCCGCCAACTCGCCATCGGGTAGCAACTTTGACCTGCTGGCCGGTAACTGCAACAAAAACCAGTCATCCTGCAACCGCTCGGCGGTCTGTTTTATATCCCAAAACTGATTCTTGCCCTTCGGTGTGCCACCAAACACCGCCCAGCCTTGCCGGTCAGAGAGCGCCGGCCGGATGACGTTGCCCCAGACGCTAGGCTTGAAGTCTCCGTATTCATCCATGAAGATACCGTCAAAGCCCAACCCGCGCATAGAATCGGCATTGTCTGCGCCAAACAACCGCACCTTCGAGCCGTTGATCATGTCCACGGTCAGCTCTGCTTCATTGGTGCTGGCGGCAAAGGTTGCGGAGAAATGCTTAAGATAATCCCACGCCACCGATTTAGCCTGGCTGCGGAACGGTGCAATGTAGGCATACTGCGGCATCTCGCTCTTACTAGTCACCGCCGCCCGGATCAGGTCGTTGATCGCCGCCACGGTCTTGCCAGCCCGCCGGTGAGCCACCAGGCACGACCAACGCTTGGTGCGCTGGTGGAACGGCAGGAAAGCGGCACGAGGCTTGTAGGGGATAACGTGCAGCATTACTCAAGCCACCGGAACGTGTGTTCTTGGGGGCCGCCATCTGGCCCGGTTTGCTCTGACCGCGCCAGCTTCGGGATATGGTATTCGATGGCGCGCAAGTACAAGTCGAGTTTCTTAGCCGGATCGTCAATACTTGCCAGCCACGTAGTCATTTGCCCAACGTTCGCCGCAGCAAATGCGGCAATCGCCTCGCGCACATCGACCGTCGTCTTGTTACCGACCCCGGCCTTGCGCCCGCCTGTTTTTATCCCTTTTGCCATCTATTCCCGCCTAAAGTAGACACTTACTTACGTTTGTAAGTAATTGCTCACTTAAGATTCTTCAGCTTGTAACATGTGGAATCCAAAAGCTCCACTATCTCATCTATAATGTTTTGCAACTGACTGTCGTCAGGCAGCACCTTGCGTATACCGTCAACAAAGTCTTTGATCTTTTCGATGTAAGTAAGCGGCACTTTTGCAATGTGAAAGTCGCTAGGGTAACTGTCGATCACCTGGTAACAGCCTTGATAGGCTTCAGCCCAGCGGTCGGCTAGATCAATTACTGATTCATAGTAACGCCCCAGCGCCTTGTGTTCGCTATAGCTCTTAGTTTGCAAGTGCATGAAATGAGCGTTCGTGCCTGAATGAAACAGGACAGAAACAAACAATGCCGCGTTTTTCTGATAGTCGGCCATATTACCTCACAAATGACGGTGGTCGTTTCGAGAGCGCCCGCATCGCTCTTGCCACCGCCACGCGGGATTGCGCTGCCCAGGAGACTCGCGCAAAACTATCTTAGTCCACATTTTTTCTGCGCGCAAGCGCAAAAATTAGGATAAATCAACAATTCTCTGAACATACCGGCCCTTTGCATTTTTACGCCATCCGTGAACCTCAATCCGAATGCCAGCTTCCCGCACCCGCTCGACCGTTTCAGATGCCGCTACCTTGGCAACCCGGTTAGCAACAGCCTGTGCAGTCACCTGCACCGCCAGCACCTCGCCGCGCCGGAGAGCCAGCAAGTCGGCCCAGCCCCAAAGGTCTTTACGGGTTCGCGTAAAGCTGTTCCACTTTTCCACGACTTCGACTAGGTAACCGAGTTCTCGAAGAGCTGCCAGGCTGCGTTGAGTTGGTGTCATTTTTTACCTTTAAAATAAGAGTGTGCAGGAAAATGCACACATGCACACTGTTGCGGCCCACTTAGCTGCACACTCTTAATACGACATTCGGCATAGGCATTCGGCACAGACATTTTGATTCGGCACAGACATTCGGCATAGGCATAGACATTCGGCATAGGCATTCGGCACGCCAAATGCTGCGCTGCGCTGGTGTCATTCGAAAACTCCCTTTCTATTTTTCCTGCGAGTTTCTTTTCTTTCTGCGTTTTGTTTCTAAGCGCACGTTTAATCCCCAATTCAATCACGTGATCGGCGTAACTTCCTCTAAATCCTGCGGGCATATTAACCTCTTGGTTTTTAACAACAATTCCCATTCTGTCCCGTATCGCGCTTCAAATTCTCGTCGGAACGGGTGCCTGGACACTGCAATAGCGTTTCGGATGCCTGATTCGTGGTGCGTCGGGCAAAGTCCGATTGTATTTAAATGTCCCGACCTTTTCCCATTTACAAGAATGTGATGGACGTGGCAAGGCACGAATCCATACTCATCAAGACAGACGATGCAGCCAAGATCAGCGACCGCACTCATCCACTTTTTTTCCTCTTTGGTCAAAATTCCTCCGGTGCCGGTACTTTAATCCCCGCATGATGACTTTCTGCATTCAGCCAGTCCAACCATTCACCAAACCGCGTTTTCCCGTACCGGCTAGTTCGTCGGCCAAGCATCACCATCCCGCCATGCAAACCCGGTGAGATTCTAGGGTTTACATCGTTTTCAAAGGCCGCAGTCAGGATGTGCTTCCAATCTTCCGCCGAAATATCGCTGAGGATGCCGTTAATGGGCCACTGGCGCTGTTCTGACCACGCTTTGAGGATAGGCCATTGCGCGTTGTTTGCAGACGCGCTACGGCGTTCCTCGCAGACTTTGCAAACACTTACAAAAGCAATTGTCAATTTAATAACCTCCATGCTGTTGCTGCCACAGCTGGAACTTGTCCGTTTCCAATGGCTTTAAGTCTGTCCACCCTACCGGCCACCCCATTAGCCACTCTACCCACGTTGGGTTCAGATGACCACCATTTCCCGCACCCATCAATCGGGCTTCCTCTATTGTTGTATTCGCTTTTAGTTGCTCCCATGATCCCGACCCGCCGCACATGCCCTTGGTTCTTGGAGTCGGCCAATTGGCTTGTGCCGTCAATGTCGGCGTGTTTCGATTGTGCTCGCTCGGAGCGTTCGTTTCTTTGCTCATATGTGCCGTGGGTGTAGTCCAATGGG